TGAAATGACCATCTATATTCCATTGCTTTATATCTGTATAGCGATGGAATGTAAGTTTTTTCAATCCGAGATTTACACCCTAGACAAGCAAAAGTGCGAACAAGAAATAGCTCAACAAAAAATTGAAATTACCAAGCAGGGCAATACAGTTGAAGCAATTTGCATAGATATGGAAATTAAGCTAGAGAAAAAACAAGATAAATACAACGTTATTTATTAAACTGCAAACAAATTACATTAAGATTCATGCTGTTGTCATTGATATAGTTTAATTTTAGGCAACTTTATTGGAGTTGTCATGTCAGGAAAACCTGTTTACAGCGATCAAGAGTTTGTCGAGCTTTGGAATACGTATGAATCAGGTGCTGCAATGGCAAAAGCCGTTGGCATGGACTTGCGTAATATTCTCAGACGCAAAAGCAATTTAGAAGCTAGATATGGCATCACTTTGCATCAAAAATCAAACGTAGTTAAGATGGTTGCAAAACCCAATAATTCAGCTCGCAAAGAATTGGGGATTGAAAATGGCGTTGTTTTGGTTTTTAGCGATGCTCACTTTTGGCCAGGCATACATACGACAGCGTATAAGGGTCTTCTTTGGGCAATTAAAGAGTTTCAGCCAAAGGCCGTTATTGCCAATGGAGATATATTTGATGGCGCTAGTATTTCTCGCTATCCTCGCATTGGATGGGATTCAACGCCATCAGTAATCCAAGAGCTAAAGGCTTGCGAAATTGCTTTAGGTGAAATTGAAGATACAGCTAAAAAAGCAAGAAGCAATGTAAAGCTAGTATTCACGTTAGGAAATCACGATGCACGGTTTGAAACGCGTTTAGCTGCCAACGCACCGCAATATGAGTTTGTTAAAGGTTTTACGCTAAAAGATCATTTTCCAGCGTGGGAGCCATGTTGGTCATGTTGGCCTACAGAGAATGTTGCTGTTAAACATCGTTGGAAAGGTGGTGTACACGCTACACACAACAATACTGTAAATGCTGGAGTGACAATTGTCACAGGTCATTTGCACAGCCTAAAAGTAACGCCCTTTGCCGACTATAACGGTAACAGATTTGGCGTGGATACAGGCACATTGGCAGAGCCTGGCGGCCCTCAGTTTATGAACTACCTTGAGGATTCGCCAACCAACTGGCGGTCAGGGTTTGCGGTACTGACGTTTCATGAGGGCAAGCTGCTGTGGCCCGAGCTGGTGCATAAATGGTCTGAGAATCAAATTGAATTTAGGGGTACGGTTTATGACGTATGACCTTGTTGCTTATCTAAGATCAGAGATCAAAGAACTGCATAACATATTGTATGAAACGCAGCTTGCTTTAGCGCAAGCAAATGACAGACTTAACCGCCGATCTGAGCCTTTGAGTGAAGAACGTATATACACGTTATACCGCCGCAGTCTTGATTGGCGGCAGTTAGCTAGGGACATTGAAGCAGATCACGACATTGAATAAAAAAGGGGAGTCCGAAGACCCCCCTAAAGACAACTGCATAAAAATTATGCCACACGTTCCCACACAATACCATCTTCGTCTTCTACGGTCTCTCCGATTTCGTATTCTTCGGATTCTTCGTCTTCATCGGTTTCGTCTTCGTCTTCGCTGACTTCTTCATCGCATTGGTTGTATTCGTACTCATCAGTAACGTCATAGTCAACGCACCAGCCGTGCAATTGTTGGAATTCGATGAATTCTTGAATGATTGCGATCTTGTCAAAATCATCTGTCTTAATAGTTACTGAGTCATCTCCAAATTCCCACTCTGCAATGTTAATTTCAATTTTGTACATGATGTTTCCCTTGTTATGGCGTGATTGCCAAGTAAAATGCTACAAGTAAATTGTGACAATTTTCTACAGGAAAAATATGAACTTAACGCCTAATTTTACCCTTGAAGAACTTACGCATACTGACCACCGTACGCTTGACAATACGCCAAATAATGAAGAATTAGCCAATTTGCGCCGTTTAGCTGAGTTTCTTGAGCAATTAAAGAAAGTCTTGGGCGGCAAGCCGATCATGATTAATAGCGCATTTAGGTCAAAAGCTGTAAATGATGCGGTGGGTTCGAGTGACAAATCACAACATAGACGTGCTTGCGCGGCTGATATTAGAGTGCCAGGCATGACCCCCAATGAGGTGGTGAGCGCCATCATTAAATCTGACTTACCCTATGATCAAGTTATCCGCGAATTTGACCGCTGGACGCACGTTTCAATCTCCAATTCTGCCAATGTCAAGCCACGCAAAATGGCATTGATCATTGACAAACAAGGCACAAGGGCATACGCCTAGTTTTTATCAACGTCTTGAAGAAACGCTAGAACGTATGCAATCAGCACTATCGTACCGATCCCAATAACTGCGCCTATGGCTAAAGCGAAGATTGTTGCAATCATAAAAACTCCTGTTGTTTTTTCCATCTCCTGCACAAATCTTTTGCTTCTTTGCTTTTAGGTTTTCTGTCGCACATCTCGCTGATGGATTTCTCTTTTGCCTTTACCTGAAGCTGTGACGGCGTTAATGGCGGCTTGGGCAAGGCAGAACTAGCAAGCCAAAAACAAAGCGCAGCCATTAACAATCGCTCAGTCACTTTTTTCCTCTATTGTGTAAAACCAATCGTCACCAGCTGACCACTTGCGTGTGCCATCCACCGACCACAAATGTTGCGCGGCTTGGAAATCGGGAAACTTGGTCTCGCTAGGCACAAGGCTTTGGTCATACCACAAACATCGATTATTGGGCTGGCAAGCAAACTGACCTGACTCAAGTTTAATGAAGTTAAAGCTCTTATGCTCCTCGGCGGTCTCTGTGAAACCAGTATCCAAATCCATGCCATCAGCACAGAAATCCACGGTAAACAGGTATGTACCAAAGTGCCATTGCTTATCCTTGCCAAGAAACTTAACGCCCAAGTTACGCAAGCCAATTTTCTCAATGATGGTAAACCGATAGCCCATGCAGTCCCACAATTGCAGAATGTCCACAGGCAAGTCACTAGCGCCCTCTTTCCACACATAGGCATGGATGGGTAGCTTGTCATACAAAGCGCCGTATTCGGTCAGCAACGACTCAATCCTAAACACTTGGCCTCTAAGGGCTTTAAGGCTGACCCACACGCAAGGCACAAGCTCGCCATGCCTTTTGGTGTGGTTGTAGAGAAACTCAGCCTTTACAAAGCATTTCATGGGTGGTAATGATGAAACAAGATAGCTCAAATTAACTCCTGCTGTACCGGCACAAACTGCCATTCTCTTTCTGACCTGCCTGAGTTGGACTTGGTGGTACGCCCTGTAAGCTCTACCCGCCCATCTTTCTCAAGCTCTTTCATGCGCCTAGCGACTTGATTACCATCAAGCCCCACCAGCTCGGCAATGCCATCTTTGCCCATTGGCCCAAAGCGGCGCAGGCACTCAACAATCTTTTCAAAGTGCTGCTTGGCAAGGTCTATGGATTGATCTGCGGCGGCGTGGCTGGTTGAGGGGTCAAGACCCCTAGCTCTAAAAAGGTATGTCATCTCTAGCCCCTGTATTTGTCTTTTCCTCCAAGTCATAGCAATTAGCCCATCCGCTCCAGCTTCCATCCACAATTGGTATTGAATCTATCTTAATCTTTAGGTTGTCGTTGTCGTCTAAAAACACAGACCCAATGGTTTGGTAGCGTTTTTTTTCTTGACCTGTTTTGTCTTTGTATGTGCCAGTAATGACAACAATGTTTTTGTATTTCTTCATGGTAGGCTTTCTAGTTGTTGGATTTTTAGGTCTACATCACCCAAAAACTGGATGACTGAATTCTCAAGCAAATTAACCATTTCGGGGTCATAGTTAATACGCTTGATGAATAGCTGATGTTTCTCGGGCAACCGAGGGTCAAAACTTACAAAGTCGCACCAAGGGCGGTTGGCACAGGCCATTTGCCACATCATTTGCGTGATGTACTTCTCAGGAACTTTGCGGTCTAACAGAGTTTGGAGATGTGTACTAGTATTGGGCGCTTTTATCTCGACCATACCTTCATTTGCCAAGCCATCAGGTGACGCACCCGACATGGTGATCCAAGGGTGGTCGATAAACCCCACCTCGGTGACTAACAAGTCCATTCGCGCCTCATAAGCAGCTCGGGCAAATGGCTCGGTGTCTGTACCCCATTGCATAGCGGCGTTGCTGTAAGACTCGGCAGGTTTGCCTGTTAACCTTTCGCAGACCAATTGGGCTAGATAGTTCTCCCGGCTGGCGCTTGCACCTGTCTTGGTCTTGGCAATGATGTCTGCCACACGGCTTGCGGTGACCTTGCCGCACCTTGCGGCAAACCATTCCTCTGTGCGTTGTTCCATTATTTGCTCTCCAACATGGTTTTTTTAGCGTCCTTTTTAGCAATGACCTTGGCTTGCCATGCCTGCTCGCCATTTGTCGCTTTGTAAGCGTCTTTGTAGGCTTGCTGTAGCTCTTTGATGGTGGTCACTTCATCCATTGCCGCCAATAGGTCAGCTATTTGGCTTTCATTAACCGTGGACTTGATCTCGGTGCGGCGGCTGGCGCTGTTGCCGTCGTCATCCTCGGGCGCTAAACCTGTGGCTGCCAAAAGGCTGTAACGCCTGGCATACGTCAAAGCCGAGCCGTAACCTTGTGGGTCTTGTTTACTGGCAGGAACGTGCAAAAGACCGCATTCCATTACCTCGCCCGATTCATGGACAAAAATTGTCTCAACCATTACACCATCTTTGCATTCATAGGTGCGTTGCATAAGACCGATGCCATTGCTGTTTAAAGCGTCAATGACGGCCTCAATGCAATTAGATAGGTCAGCGTACTTAGATCGAAAATGCGGGTTTGTAGAGGTTTTTAGAGCTGGCCCGAACTGGCGCTGTGCCTTAACAAATGCCGCAGCAATGTTTTTTTGAATGGGTGTAAAAGTTTCCATGATTTTTCCTTTAATAATATTTTGGGGCGCAGGTCACATCCACGATGGTTTCTGCTGTGTAACCGTTGATCTTGCGTTTGCCAAACACGGTAATGGCTCGCAAACCTGACGTTTCGCATTGTTTGACGGCATCAATGATTTCACTTCTGCCCATTGATTGGATTTGTTTATCCATGATGAGCTGTTGTTCGACCATTTTTGGCTCGCTGGCGCAACCGACCAGCACTAAGAGTAAAAGTGCGTATTTCATGGTTATCCTTAAAAAGTTTTGTTAAAGTAGCCGTTAATGACAGATGCGACACGCTGGTGGCTTGGTGGTTCGTAACCTGCGTATTCTTTAACTTCTTTTTCAATCCATTTAAAGTGAAGTTTAGGAATATCGTAAGTAATGTCTAAGCCATCTTTAAAAACAAAAATGTCAAAGTAGCCGTCCATTTCATAGTCTTCAGGCTCAACCCAAGACCATTGCACGGTGACCTCATCCCAAATTATGTAGGTGATAAATTCACCCTCATCGCCGTCATTTAACATCATGCTCTCCATACTAAAACGTCAAGAGCAACCACTACAATAGCTGTAATGGAGACAATCCATAGGCACACTTGCGCCCAATTTATGGGTTTTTTGTAAGTTTCTATCTCAAACATAATTACTCCTAAAAGACCCTATGCGAAATTGCTGGGGCATGGATGTATTGTTAAGCCAACTAAACACACAGTCAAGTATTATTTGTAGGTGTTTTCCCTAATGTCGCTTATTTGTTAATTAGGCTTTACAATCTACGCATGACAAAACAAGAATTAATTCAGTTGGCAGGCTCACAAAGTGAGCTTGCTAGGCTATTAAATATTTCTAGGGCAGCGGTGTGTTTGTGGAAAATCGTGCCTGAATTGAGAATGCGCCAGCTCAGAGATTTGCGCCCTGAGTGGTTTGTTTAATAGTTTAGAATGTGGACTTGGCTACCCTTAGCGGGGGAAAAGGCGATTCGTTACCGCCCTGCCATAGTCTTCTTGTAACGGCGGCCGACAACGTAAGGTTTTATGCACTACTACCAGTTTAATATTGGTGACTATCAAAGTCACACAAATCATTTAGACCCCCTTGAAGATTTGGCTTACCGCCGAATGCTTGATTGGTGTTATCTACACGAAAAACCCTTACCTTTAGATGCCAACGAAATTGCAAGAATAATTCGTTTGCGTGACCATGCAGCCATCATCAAGGACGTGTTAAACGAGTTTTTTAGCCGATATGGTGAGGGTTGGGTTTGTGATCGAGTGCTTGTAGAAATTCAACATTACAAGGCAAAAATTGAACAAGCGTCTAGGGCGGGTAAGGCATCTGCTGAACGTAGGTCTAACGGCGGTTCAACGGACGTTCAGCTAACCAATAACCAAGAACCAATAACCAATAACCATATTAAAGAATCTAAAGATTCTTTGTCGGCAGGATTGCCGACTTGCCCACATCAGGACATTCTTAATCTTTACAAAAAGCATTTACCCCAATTAGCCCAGCCAAGGGTATGGGATGGGGTACGGCAAACCAACCTACGGCAAAGGTGGTTACAAGCCGCCAAGCCATCAATATTTAGCCCAAAGGGGTATTCCTCGCAAGCGGAGGGGTTAGCTTGGTGGGATTCCTTTTTTGGCTACATTGCCAACGATACCAAGTTGGCACAAGGGTTTGAAACTAAGGATAGGACATGGCGACCTGATCTTGTGTGGATAGTGAACGCAACCAATTTCGCCAAGATAATTGATGGAAAGTACCAAAAATGAGTTTTGCTAAACCTGATGTTAAAAAAGAAGATAGTTTTGATGCTGTGCAACGTTTGATGTGCAGTGTGCATGGATGCCAAAGCCGGTGGTCTGTTCATATGGATGGCAACAAGCCAAAATGTTCAAAACACGCATGGCAAAAAGAAGATTACAAAATGCCCGACTTAAAAGAAGTTTTTAAAAATTCTTCACCTGTTAAACATTGGCAAGATGATGAGGGGGCATTTTGAATGAGTTGGCTTTATTCGCAGGCGCTGGTGGCGGAATACTTGGGGGAAAACTTCTTGGATGGCGAACAGTCTGCGCCGTTGAATGGGAAGCCTACCCAGCAAGCGTATTGTGCGCCCGACAAAATGACGGAATTCTCCCGCCTTTCCCAATTTGGGATGACGTACAAACCTTTGACGGAAATCCTTGGGCAGGAATTGTTGACGTTGTATCTGGAGGATTTCCATGCCAAGACATTAGTTCCGCAGGAAAAGGCGCAGGAATTGATGGAGAACGATCAGGAATGTGGAAAGAAATGGCTCGCATCATTGGGGAAATACGACCAAGATACGTCTTTGTGGAAAACTCACCAATGCTCACTTCTAGGGGACTTGGACGAGTTCTTGGAGACTTGGCCTCAATGGGGTTTGATGCGAAATGGGGAGTTTTGGGAGGTCAAGAACTTGGCGCATCACATTCAAGGGACAGAATTTGGATTGTCGCATCCGACCCCGCTAAAAACAGATCATTTCAAATTTCTAAGGTTTCGCAAGGAATCAGTATTAAAAAGCACGTTTGGAATGCACAGGAATTCAATAGCTTATTGGATGACTGCCAATCATGGGAAGATTCCAAGCGTGGCATGGATTTATTGGGTGATGGGATGGCCGAATGGGTGGGCCAGTCTGAATGCCTTGGAAATGGACAAATTCCAATTGTGGCGGCAACAGCATGGAGAATCCTAAGTGAATGACCGACAACAAGCAAATAGACTTCTTGACCAACACAAAGAAGCCCGTCAACTTAGCTACGCTGACACCACAGCAGCGCTTAGACTTACTGGAGACTATGAGGACGATGGAAGCGCGGGAGTGGGTAGCGAGATACCGCAGGAAAGCGAGAGACCTTGGGAAAATCAAAGCATCGGCATGGTGGTGGCAGGTTTACTCAGATATAGAGAGGCGGCGTGGAACAGCGGTAGCCAACGATTTACGCAGGAGAATGAATGAGATACGCGGCGAGAGTTGACGCAAACCAAGACCAAATAGTGGTTGCATTGAGGGCGGCTGGCGCTTATGTTTGGATTATTGGCCTACCAGTTGATCTATTGGTTGGCTACAAAGGTCACACATTCTTGGTGGAGATCAAAACAGATGCCAAGAAGCGTTTAACGACCCTACAACGAGATTTTTTTGAAAGTTGGAGCGGAGGTACGCTGGCGCGGGTTGATAGCCCTAATGCGGCTCTACGCATGATTGGGGTATTAAAGTGAGGATTGTTTGTTGGTTTAGTTGCGGGGCTGCAAGTGCTGTGGCTACAAAACTAGCTATTGCCGAAAATAACGGTAAATTACCTTTAATTATTGCTTACACAGAAGTTATTGAAGAACACCCCGACAACAAACGATTTCTTAAAGATTGTGAAAATTGGTTTGGTCAAGAAATTCAAATTTTGCGAAATGAATTTTATGGGGCATCAATTTATAAAGTGTTTGAAAAAAACTACATTCGCACCCCCAAAGGCGCACCATGCACTAGAGCATTAAAAAAGCAGGTACGTCAAAGATTTGAATTGGAAGATGATAGACAAGTGTTTGGCTATACGGCAGAAGAACAAGCCCGATTAGATAGATTTATTGATGCAAATAATGAAGTTAACATTTGGACTCCATTAATAGACAAAGGTTTGTCAAAAGAAGATTGTTTGGGAATGCTTAAAAATGCCAACATTGAGTTGCCTGCAATGTATCAACTTGGTTACCACAATAATAATTGCATAGGTTGCGTGAAAGGTGGCATGGGGTATTGGAACAAAATTAAGGTTGATTTTCCTGAACATTTTGACCGTATGGCAAAGTTAGAACGATTTAAAAGCCAAACAATATTTAAAGACCGATATTTAGATGAACTTAAACCTGATGATGGACATTACCCATCAGAACAAAACATTGAATGCTCTATTTTTTGTCAATTGGCAGAAGAGGATTACAAATGAAACCTGAAGAAGCGGCGCAAGCCATTAGAGACAAAGCGCCAGCTTACGGTGAAGCCAAGGCCCAAAGGGTTTATCTTGAAGAATTCCGCAAAAGCCAAAAAGCCTTGCTGATGAGGGAAGCCCTAAAAATGGGCTTTGAGGCGGCAAACGCACAAGAGAGGGAAGCATACGCAGACCCTGTTTATGCCAAGCTGTTAAGGGGATTGGCAGCGGCAATTGAAAAAGAAGAAACGCTGAAATGGGAAATTGAGGCGGCAAGGCTTGATATAGAGATTTGGCGAACACGAGAGGCAACCAATCGAATGCAAGACAAGGCACACCAATGAAGTGTCCCGAATGCGGGACTTGGACTATCGTAAAAGAAACGAGAACTTCAACAGGAAACACACGCAGGCGGCGTTTGGAATGTGCTAACGAGCACAGATTCACCACATTGGAGACAATACTTGTACCAAAAACACCAATACATCAGAAGCAAAAAACTCCTAAAGCTGGTGGCGGGACTTGATTGCCAGGCTTGCGGGTCGGGCAATATGGTGCAGGCAGCTCACACCAATTGGGGTGGCGGTAAGGGTCGAGGGGTCAAGGCTGATGACAACCTAGTGGCGGCTTTGTGCCTTAAATGCCACTATGAGATTGATCAGGGCAAAGATTTAAGCAAGGAAGAACGACAAGAAAAATGGCATCACGCCCATATAGCCACAATTGCAAAACTTTGTGATCAAGACGCTTGGCCTGTTGACGTACCTATTCCAGCGTTTACAATAGACTAGCAGTTGTCTCATTCGCAGGGGCATTGACACCCCTGCTTTTTTTAGGGTAAATATGAAAAAAGACGTTGCAGACTTTATTTCCACGTTGTTTCACAGCTCAACGGTGACGCACTTTATGCACTTAGCGACTGACTCATTTGCAGTTCATATGGCGCTTGGGGCTTACTACACAGAGATTCTTGAGCTGGCTGATACATACGCCGAGGCTTATGCGGGGTGTTACGAGAAGATCAAGGATTTCCCTGAAAACTTCCATAATGCCAAAGACCCTGTCAAGTACCTGACCAGTATTAAAGATTACGTTTACAAAAACCGTGAAGCATTGCCTGATGACAGCCAGCTACAAAACATTGTGGACGAGATAGCGGCGCTGATTGACTCAACCCTGTACAAGCTCACATTAAAATGATCAGGATCTTTGCTGGCTATGACCCAAGAGAGGCTATTGGCTACCATGTGTTTTGCCAAAGCCTAATTGAGCGCACCAGCGAGCCAGTAGCCATAACACCGTTATACGGTACACAGAGAGACGGCACAAACGCATTTACCTATCAACGGTTTTTAGTTCCCTACTTCACCAAGTTCACAGGTAAGGCAATATTTTTGGATGCAAGCGATATGCTGATGCTTGCCAACATTGATAACCTTAACAAGCTATTTGACCCAACCAAGGCGGTGCAAGTGGTCAAGCATGAGTATCAGACCAAGCACCCAAAGAAATACATTGGTACACCAATGGAAGCGCCAAACAGGGATTACCCTAGAAAAAACTGGTCAAGCCTAATCCTTTGGAACAGCGAGCACCCTAGAAACCGAGTGCTAACACCTGATTATGTAGATGACCATAGCGGCTCAGACTTACACCGATTCGGTTGGTTGCCCGATTCACTTATCGGTGAGCTACCGAAAGATTGGAACGTATTGGTTGGTGAACAAGAGAACAAGAACGCCAAGATTGCCCATTTCACATTAGGTATTCCTGAGTTTGACCATTACCAAAACTGTGACTTTAGCAAGCAATGGTTTAATACCAAGAGCAGAATGCTTAACGGCTTGATAAAGATGAAAGAGTTGGTCGATGTTTGATTTCCACAAATCAACCTAAAGTTTTAATCATGAGAAAAACTACCAATAAAGTGTCGAAAACTGTTGAGGATAACTTAAACAGGGCAGGACGCAAGAAAGGCATCCCTAACAAGGCTACAGCACAGGCTAGGGAGGCGATAGCATTGTTCGTGGATGGTAATGCCCACCGACTAACAGAGTGGCTAGATCAAGTCGCAAATGGCTATGAGGATACAAAGCCAAACCCTGCCAAAGCCTTTGAGCTATTTCAATCGGTAGTTGAATACCATGTACCCAAATTGGCAAGGACAGAGCTAACTGGCAAAGATGATGGCCCAGTAGAAATGGTGGTGACATGGGGCGGCGTGAAGTAATCTTGCCCTACAGCCCAAGGGCGGCATTCATGCCATTCCACAATAGGACTGAGCGCTGGTCTTGTTTAGTCGCACACCGTAGAGCTGGAAAGACCGTAGCGGCAATCAATGACCTGATCAAGCGAGCCATCACCGAGGGTAATAGATCAGCCCAATATGCTTACATTGCACCATTTCGTAGCCAAGCCAAGCGGGTGGCATGGGATTACCTCAAGCATTACGCAGCACCGGTGACCAAAGCCACCAATGAATCTGACTTGTCGGTGGAGCTGGTGAACGGCGCAAAGATCATGCTGTTTGGCTCAGACAATGCAGATGCAATGCGGGGCTTGGGATTTAACGGTGTGTATCTTGATGAATACGGTGATTTCAAGCCAAGCGTTTGGGGTAACGTGATACGTCCTACATTGTCAGACCGATTAGGTTGGGCGGTGTTTGGTGGTACGCCAAAGGGCAAAAACCAGTTTCATGACATTTACAAGGTTAGCCAGGTAGTGCCTGATTGGTTTCTGTTAAGGCTACCAGCATCTGTGTCTAAGATATTGCCCGACTCAGAATTGCAAGCGGCAAGGTCTCAGTTAAGCCAAGACCAATACGACCAAGAGTATGAGTGCAGCTTTGATGCCGCTATTCTTGGGGCGTTTTACGGTCAAGAGATGCGCCAAGCTCAAGATGAGGGAAGAATTAGAGAGCTACCCTTTGAGCCTGAGTCGCCTGTTTACACCGCATGGGACTTAGGTTATCGGGACGATACAGCCATTTGGTGGTATCAAGTGGTTAGGGGTGAGGTTAGGGTAATGGACTACTACGCCGTGTCAGGCGCAAGCATTGAGCAATTGGCAGACGTAGTCAACGCCAAAGGATACCGATACACCCGCCATTTTCTACCGCATGACGCAAGGGCAAAAACGCTGGCATCGGGCGGCAAGTCAATCATTGAGCAATTGGCGGCACACCTAGGCGGCTTGAGTAAGCTGGCAATAGTGCCTGAGATAGGTATACAAGACGGCATCCAAGCGGTGCGTATGATCTTGCCTATCTGTTATTTTGACTTCAGATGCGATGAGGGGCTGGAAGCGTTAAGGCAATATCAGCGGGAATATGATGAAGATAAGAAAACTTTTCGTCAAACTCCGCGCCATGATTGGTGCTCACACCCCGCAGATGCGTTTAGAATGTTGGCAGTAGCCTATCGACAAGAAGCAAAAGATCAGAAACCGCCCAAGGGCAAGACCCTGCAAACCATCACACTCGATGAGCTGTGGGATTATGAGATGCAACATAAAGAGGAGCGAATATGAGCCAGCCAGTAGCAGAAGTAGGTGCATACAAAAACATCACCGAAACAGGCGCAGTTACAACAGGCCCATGCCAATTGCTTGGGTTTTACGTCAATAGCACAATCGCAGGCACTTTGGTGCTTAGAGACGGTGGCGCAAGCGGCACGGTCATGTCAGGCACGATTACCCCTACCATTGGGTTTCACCGATTTCCCGCCAATGTAGGCACAAGCCTATATGCAACCGAGGGCGGTGCGCTAGATGTGACATTCTTCTTTGCCAGCGGTAATTAATCATGTACGATGAAACAGGCGCATATGAGGGCGAAGACCCAGGCCCGTACTGGCATGACCAAATTGAGACCGCCATCAAGGTATTTGATAAGTGGGAAAAGCGCGGCTTAAAAGTTGTCAAGCGGTATCGGGATGAACGTGATGCGATAGAAATGCCAAGGATGAAGTTCAATATCCTTTGGTCAAACATCCAAGTGCTGTTTCCTGCTTTGTATGGCAGACAAGCCAAGCCCGAGGTGTCACGCCGATACATGGATCAAGACCCTGTGGGTCGCCTTGCATCCACCATGCTTGAGCGTGTTATGGAGTATGAGACTACCCAATTTGGGGATTTTGATGCGGCAATGAGTGGCGCGGTGCAAGACAGATTGTTGCCTGGTCGCGGTACGGCATGGATTCGTTATGAGCCTGTGATTGTTAATGACAATCCCGAGGTTGAGGGCGAAATGGAGCGAGATGAATCGCAGGTTTACAGCTCTGTGGAAGAGCCGACAGAGCGCATTGATGCAGCTCACAGCCCTATTGATTACGTCTATTGGTCAGACTTCTTGCATTCACCAGCTCGAACATGGGATGAAGTTTGGTGGGTAGCTCGGGCGGTCTACATGACCAAGGAAGAGGGCGTAGAGCGCTTTGGCGACATATTCAAAAATGTCAGCCTGACCAGCCAAAACACCGACATGGATGGTAAGAATCCATTGACCGCCAAGATGACCTACGACAAAAAGGCGATGGTCTATGAGATTTGGAACAAGCGCACCGGCAAGGTTTGTTGGATTGCCAAAGGTTATCCACAGGCGCTAGATGAGAGGGATGACCCGCTAGAGCTAGATGAGTTCTTCCCATGCCCCAAGCCGTTGATGGCAACCACTACCACCGGCACGATGATCCCTGTACCCGACTATTGCGAGTATGAAGATCAGGCGCAAGAGTTAGATAACTTAACACAACGCATTTACCTGTTGACCAAGGCTTGTAAAGCGGTTGGCGTGTTTAATGCCGAGTTTAAAGAGCTGGCGCGGATGTTTAGCGAGGGCGTAGACAACAAGCTATTCCCTGTGACTGGTTGGGCGGCAATGTCGGAAAAGGGCGGCTTAAAAGGCGCTATCGACATGATGGACACCTCGCAGATTATTGTGACCTTGCGAGAGTTGTATGCCGCAAGAGAACAAGTTAAGCAGAGCATCTATGAAATTATGGGCATATCGGACATCCTGCGTGGATCGTCCAAAGCTCAAGAAACCCTCGGTGCTCAACAGCTTAAGGCTAACTTTGGCAGCTTGCGGTTAAAGAGTAGTCAAGGTGATGTGGCTAAGTTTGCTACAGACATCTTTAAGCTTAAAGCGCAAGTTATTTGTAAGTTTTACCCGCCCGAGCTGATTGTGGAGATGTCAGGTGTGATGAACACGCCCGATGGTCAAGACCCACAAAGGTTGCAAGCGGCGTTGCAGATGTTGTCCAACAGCACAATCCGCGACTTCCATATTGCGGTAGAAGCTGACAGTTTGGCGCAGATTGACGAGCAAGCTGAGAAGCAAGGCGCACAAGAGGCAATCCAAGCTATTGGCTTATTCTTGCGTGAGGCAATCCCTATGATTAGCCAAGCGCCCGAGACCTTGCCTATGGCCTCTGAGATGTTGCTGTTCTTGGTGCGCCGATTCAGAGCTGGTCGCGGGTTGGAGAGCGCGGTTGAAAGGGCAATGAAAGCTTTGCAAGACAAAGCGGATCAAGCTAAACAACAACCAGCAGGCCCACCGCCCGAGATGCTACAAATGCAAGCCGAACAACAAGCAGAGCAAATGCGGATGCAAGCACAAGCGCAGTCTGAACAAATGAAAATGCAGGCAGACGCACAATTGGCGCAAGCACAGGCACAGCTTGATATGCAGATGCAACAGGCAAAAGCGCAGGCAGATATGCAATTAGCGCAGATGAAAGCGGATTTTGAAGCCGCCAAGCAAAACAATGAACTCCAAATTAAAGCCCGAGAAATGGCTGGAAAGGAAGAATATGAGCGATGGAAAGCAGAACTTGACGCAGCGACTAAGATCATGGTGGCAAGGATTGGTAGCAACCCTGGTGTCGATTTACCAGTTGTTGAAGCAGCGGCTGCACAAATAACCAACGAGTTGGGCGGCACAATTGTTCAGGCAATGGACAAAATAACCGCCTTGCACGACAACATGGCAAACCTACATGG